GTGCCCAAACATTACTACCTAAAACTACCCATGTATTTTCTAATGACTTGTAAAAGTACTGATTAAAATTTGCTAAAGATGGATTAGGAATTATACAATAATCTCCAATATTTCCAATACTATCTAATGGAAACCCACCTGATATATAAGCAGTGTCATTGATGATGATTGGAGTCTTTGCACTAAAAGTACCAGTGGTAGCATTAAATTGATAAATGCCCCAATCACTAGTAGTAATATTTTGCCAGTATTCATTAGCAGTTGGTGCACCCGATGGACGGGCAACAGTGCCCACAAACGCTGCTAAATCAATATCTGCTCTTAAACAATATACACGATTAGTAACACCAAGCGCAGAATATGCAGCTAATAAGCCATATTCATTTAATTCATAGCCTTGAATAGGTGTTCCGTTTGTTGTTGTATAGAAGAAAGGTACACCATAGAAATCTGCTAAGTCTTTTTGACTTGTGATTTGATATAGTTTTCCTGCGTTAGCAGCAGTAGTACCAGCAGCTACACCAGTTCCAGACGGATTTGATTTATTTTGTGCTGTTGCGAAAACTACTAGCGGTACTGAATTTGTTGCGGCTGGTAAATATTGACTTTGGTCAATGATTGTTACTTGTACGCCTGGAGATGTTAATGCCATTTTATTTTTCCTTTAGTAAAATTATGAGGTTTACAACCTGATTGCATACTATTATTTATGAAAAAAATGAAAAAAGTCGGTATAACTAAACCTTCGAAGGTTGATTATAAATACACTATGCTACTACAACGCCCAATCTGTAAGAAATGTAACAAGAACCACGCAGCTATAAACTATAAGCGTAATGAAGTTACACATTATAGAAGCATATGTGATGAATGCGGAAGAAAGAATAAGAAACAAAAACCACTCAAAGCCAATTGGACTAAGAGTGGTTACAAAAAGAAATCCACATGCGATTTATGTGGCTTTAAGAGTTTATTCACTACACAGATAACTGTGTTTCATATTGATGGAAACTTAGAACATATAGAGCATACTAATCTACGCAGTATTTGTTTAAACTGTGTAGAGGTAGTCAAGAAAAAAGATGTTACTTGGCGTCGGGGAGACCTTGAAATTGACTATTGATTATCTCATAAATCTTATTGTGTAAATCATCAATTGTAGTGTTATTCTCTACTATGAAATCGTAGTTTAATCCTATGCTACTATACTCGCTAGCATGAATTTTTAGTCTGTCTAACTTAGTTTTACTCACTGACCAACTAGCATTGCCATCTGGTCCTCTATTATATGCAACCGCAGCATCATACCATTTAGGATCAAGGCCACGCTTTACTCTAAGTGCTATTCCGTTTGCATTTTTAATAGCAGCAACCTCATTACTAAATCTACAATCAGTGATTACAATATCTTCTTTAGTATTTATTAGCTGGTGTTCTACACTTGCTACCCAGATATCATTATGAAAGTGATTGCGACATACATCTGTACCCCAGTATTGTAGTACCCATCTTGGGGTGATATCCATTCCTAAACGATTACTCCACCACTCGTCTTTTTGCTCACGCCACACTCTACTAGCTTTTGTTGTACCTTCTAAGTATTCTCGGTTCCATCCAAAGACTGCTGCCACTGCATCTTTGAGACTGGCAGCAAAACTAACTCGTTTGAATCCATGATGTGTTGTGAGATAATCTGCAATAGTGTCCTTGCCCGAACCTATTAATCCCGTGATACCTATAATCATGTAATGCTCCTATAAGTACTTATTATATTACAAGAGCATGACAATATAAAGCATTTAGGTTAGCCTTGTTTCTAATTACTCAATCAGATTTAACTAACTTGATGTCAGATATTTGCTGCTGCGGGTAAAAACAAACGCCTTGCCTAAAACCATAATCTACGGAATACGGGGTATATATAACCCCGTCATGTCCGGCCGCCTTTATCTTTGGAAGAGAGTCTCTAGCATAACCTTCAAACTCTACTTTCTGATCTAGTACGACATAAGGATTGTTTAAAGTTACCTTTATCTGATAAAGATATTTGCTCCAGTCCCATGAGTATCTATCATCACTGAAATAAAATGCACTTGTTGGTAGAATAGTTTTTATTTCAGAATTAGAAGAATGGTAGGCAATAAAAGTAATTGGCTTACCAAATTTAAAATTATCAAAATTAGTTTCAGTTGATATCTCAGTAAGTCTCATACGAATTAGCCTTGTACCCATGTCAATGGTTGGCTATAGTCCACATACTTCTTCAAATCTTCAATTAGTAATTCCATCGCTGCTTTGCCTTCTGCTTTCATAGCAGTACCGTTCAATGTTGTACCGCCACCTGGCCCAGCAATAGTACCAAACTTCTCACGGGCTTCACCAATCATAATCTTTAGTTGTGATAAGATAAAGTCACCAATCCATACCCCAGCACCTGGATCTTGTAATAGTATTTCTTCTGTCTTTTGTACATCGGCCCATATCAATACACGCTCACCAGATCCTTTTGGATCACGCACAATACGCAATACTTTGGACACTGGGTTGAATGTGTAAGTTACATAACCACCGAACATTCTTGCAGCTAATTCAACATAACCTGCATAGAAGTCATATGTTGCCATACCACCTGCATAGTTATAGTTTAATAAGTATGTGTTTAGAATAGCACTTGAGAAAGGATCAAAGCTGCTACTTGATGGGCCAGTTTCTAGTCCAATAGTTCTACGAAAAATACTTCTTACATTGATAAACTCTTGAGGCAATGTATATGTATCTACATTCTTTTCAATAGTCATTAGAATATAAGATTCTTCTGTGGCCGCTTGTGCCCTTTGACGATAGACCTTGATAGCGTAGTTATACGCTGCCTCGTAATGTTGAGGATCCAATTCAATATCAATCATCCCGTCACCAAGACGGAATCTAAGATTAGTAAACAATCCTTCTTTTAACTCATCTAAAGTTAGACCAGACGGGGTAGAAAGAGGACTAGCGGTTGGGTATGTTGACATAAGTATTACCTAATAATACTATTTATCAGGTAACACTATGGTTCTAGTATTACAAGTCGCCGTCTTTACGATTCTCGCTGTAGAATGCATCAAACTTTCCACCGGGATAACGTGATTCTAACTTGCGTATATTCTCCGCAATCACTTCATTTGGGTCTAGGTTCAATGCACGACATGCATTAATCCAATACCACATTACATCACCTAGTTCTCGTTTCATATGGTAAACAGCATCGTTAGTAAGTGCTTTTCCTTGAAAAAGTATCTTTTTGGGCACTTCAATAAACTCACCACTTTCTGCGGCTAAACCAAAACATGCAGTGATTAGTAACGGGATGTTAACATTAGGTCCATGTTTCATCTCACCATCAATAACCTCATAGTTTGCATCTAGTCGGTCTATTGTATCATGGAATGTAGTCAAGTCATTACTAGCTTGACTAGTAACGGCTTCTACAAACTCTTGGTATTTATTTAAATCAATCTTCATTTTAAAACGCTTTCAAAATAATCATATTCTCGTTAAATCTTCCGTTAGGTACTGCCCCGACTGCTTTGATATCTTTGAAATACTTACGTGCTGCAGGCTTACTACCCATTACTTCTTTTAATTGCTCACCGGGCTTACGTAGGGTTTTCATCTCGCTAGTATTTGCATCAAATCCTAGCAATGTGTTACCTTTAACACTAAACACTTTGCTGTACTCGTCGGCAATGTAATGATGTAGCTTGCGCTTACCTGTATCGTAAACCCATGCCTCACTTGCACCGTGAAGTTTCGTAGGATGCACACTTACTAAATCAAGTTTACTTGCAACATCCTTGAACAACTTCAAGTATTTTAGTTTAGCAACAATCTTCTCGACAGGGATTAGTTTGCGTTTACGCGGAGCCTTGCTTGCTTTCTTGATGCTGATGTAGCTGTTCAAGTCACCAAGAACACCATCAATGAATTTGATGATGTTACGAACTTGAATCTTACCTAGAAACGCATAGCCTTCTTTCAAAGACTCATCACCGTCACTTAGACGCTGGAATTCATCTTGCTTACGCTTCCAGATTTCAACAATGATTGGGATATGTTGAGGCATGACATTGTATTTTGCAACAATATCAACTGTCTTTTCTGACGCTTTACCTTTAGTAACAAAATCATCAATCATCCCTTCCATTTCACCTGCGGCATCTCGTGCTTTTTCACGCAATACTTCTTGGATGTTGGGACGGGTTGATGCTACTTCTTCTTTTACAATACTAGTTTGACTAGTTTTGACTTCAGTGGAAGTCAACGACTTTACTAACCGTTTAATTTCATTTTGCAATGTCAATTCTTCATGCTCGGTCAATTCCAAGCCGCGCATTGTCATGCGGCTAACCCAGCATAATGTTAAGATGAATTCGCTTTCATGTACTTTTCTAAGTAGCTTGGCTTCATCAGTTCGTTTGTTGTAATCTAGATATTGACACAATAGTTCTTTTGCATCTTTTTTGGTATAGAATCTGCTATACCATGTAAAACTTCTAGCAAGCGCCGAGAATCTTTCCTCAGTATCGGGCTGAATTGGGAAGAAAGGTTCTTCTCCCATGTATTTTGTATCAGCATCACGTGGATTGAGTGCTTTTACAAAATGATCATCTGAGTGCTTGCGTGTAGCCATGTTTTACTCCAAAGTTTCAATTGAATATGTATTATAGCACAGAAACCATTTAATGTCAACTGTTTGGGTAATACGCCCTCGTCTGTATTTACGATAAATAAGTAATAAGGTAGGTTAATTATGCCCCGGCTTTCACTTTGGCGTCCCAATAAAACGAACGATTATAACTTTTTTGATAAGATAATATCAGAACAATTCACCGCAGGTTCCACGGATTTGTATGTACATAAGTATATGGGTCCGACAAATCAAGGTCCATCTATAGATTATACGCAACCTGAATACGATGTATTAGCCCCAACTAATATACAAGATTTATTATTCTTGGAAAATCGTGATAGAACCTATGATCCAAATATCTATCGTCTGCGTGGGCACTACAATGTACAGAATTTAGACTTTGACTTAAGTCAATTTGGATTGTTCTTAAACAACGATATCATATTCATCACTGTTCATTATAACGACATGATTGATTTGATTGGAAGAAAATTGATGGTCGGCGATGTTATTGAGTTACCTCACTTACTTGACTATAATCCATTGAAGGAAACAATCCCAACTGCATTGAAACGATTCATGCAGATTACCGATGCTAACTATGCAAGTGAAGGATTCAGTCCAACATGGTTCCCTCACTTATGGCGTATCAAATGTGAACCACTAGTTGATAGTGAAGAATTTAGTCAGATATTAAGTGCTCCGATTGACCAAGATACATATCTTGGATTGTGGGACAAAGATAAAACATATCCTGCAGGTTATGTAATTACATTTGGTGATAAGAATTATAAAGCATTGATTGATGTTCCAGTTGGAATCATTCCACCTGATCCAGCATACTGGCAGTTAGATACAGCAGATAATCTCAAAGATATACTTGCTACTTACAATAAAAATATTGAAATCAATAACGCAGCATTACAAGAAGCTGAAAGATTGTTACCTAAATCAGGGTATAATAACAACAACTTATACATTGTTCCTACATATGGTGAATACTCAAGTGATGGTGTGCAATCCAATGCAATCAATAACCCTGCTCCACCGGTAGGTGTTAATACTAATTCAGCAGGAGCACCTGCTGTAACTGGCACTGTTATGATGATGCGTAATGCAAAGTATAAAACTGCTAGTCCGGTTATTAAGATTTCTAAATCTACAATAAAAAATATTTGGGATCAAACTGCGGATATGGCATATGAAAAATTAAATGTGTTCAATACAGTTAATTTAGAAGTATTAACTCTTGCTCCGGTTAGAACAGATACAAATTCAGGTACGGTAAGTGGAGACAAAATATTAACAGTATATTCAATGGGTCAAATAACAGGTCCTTATGGTACTGCTGATAACACTTATGCTACTGCTGATGCTAATCCAGAAGCACCTGGCTTCACTGGTACTATTAGTACGCAAATGGATTGGAGAGCAGACTGTGATCCAGCATTCCAGTTTATTGCCCGTAGTAGTCCACGCAGTTTTGGTTATACAACAGGGTATATGGATGGAAACGGTCAGGCACCAAACGGGTTCCCAACTGGTGCAGGAATAAGTTTTCCGCAGAATCCGCAAGTTGGAGATTACTTCTTACGCATTGATTACTTCCCTCAATTGTTATATCGTTGGGATGGAAGATTGTGGGTTAGAATATCTGAAAATATAAGAACAGAAAGTGGATTCAGTATAAACAATCAATCACAGTTGTCAGGATTTATTAATAATGTTGGGGAAACAAAACTTACAAACGGTACATTTGTTCCACAAAAACAAGCATTGTCAACCATATTAGGATTGACACCAGATACATTACCACCAGTCACTTAAAGAGTATATAATGGCAGAATTTTTTTACGACAATCAGATACGCAGATTTTTAATTCAGTTTGCTAAGATTTTTTCCAATTGGCAAGTTACCAAAGGTAAAGATCCAGCCGGTAATCCTATTATAGTTAGAGTTCCTATTATGTATGGAGACAGTAGCAGACAAGCGGCTACTATTATTGCTAATAATAGTGCTAGTAATTTACCAAGTGCTCCGTTAATAACATATTACATTACTGCACTTGAATACGATCAAAAACGAACACAAGATCCTACCTTTGTTGATAAATTATCAGTAAGACAAAGATCATATAATAGCGAAACACAAAGTTATGAAACTACGCAAGGTCAAGCATTTAATGTTGAACGCTTAATGCCAGTGCCATACACATTGAGATTGTCTGTTGATTTTTGGACTACCAATTATAATCAAAAACTAGAATTGATTGAGCAATTAGGAACATTGTTTAATCCTGCATTAGAGATTCAAAGTACAGATAACTTTATTGACTGGACTAGTTTAAGTGTTGTATACCAAGATGGTTTAACTTTTAGTAGTCGTGTTATTCCAGTTGGTCCAAATAATCCAATTGATGTAATGACATGGAAATTTTATATACCTATATGGCTTAGTACTGCTGCCAAACTT